ACCATGTCAGCCAACGTTAGGAACACGTATTTGAGCCTACCGCTAGGCTCGTCAATACATGAAGGGGTGTTCAAACTTATGAGTGAACTTCCCCTGTGGTATAACGGTAACCGTGAGGCCCCCGCGATACCAGATGCCCTACTCCCCTATACTGAAGGAGTAAGGTATCTCTCGACGAAACAGGTACCATCGTGCCTGATTCTTCGTTACGCCGGTTCACAGACAGTGTCGAAGAACCGTGAAATGCTCCTTAAGGCAGGATTTACCTTAACAGAGCACCTGAAGGGTGGCGGGTTATCCCGCGACCTAACAGTCCGTCGGACTCTAGATGGAATCGTGAGTCCTTCCGGAAGCCTAGCTGAGATCCTTGAGGAAGTCAGCGAGGTCAATGACCTTCTCAATCTTAACGATGGAGAATTTCAAGATTCGGACTCAGAAACTAGTGGATCTGAGTGCGACCACATCCCCTCTGTGCTTCACGCGAAGACAGAGAGGACAATGATCCGGTTCCGCAAAAGTACGCGGTACCGGGTCAGATATGACGACCCGTGGAAAATCCACGCAGGTCGTCAACTCGGCGTTTCTTTAGGGAAGTCCCCAAAGACCGTCGTATGGTCCGGAGACGGGATTCGTCTCCAGGATCCACTGCCAGCGCGGCTTTTGGGGCCGTCCTGGACAGGATCTGTGAAGTCCAAAATTAGGTTTTCACAGATTGCGGATATAGACGTAAAAATTCACGTCATATACGCCCATACTCACTGGGGCCACCGCCTCAGGGAGTTATGTAACTCGCCTAACTCACCTTACAGGAGTTGGGCAAGGGCTCTAAGGACCCGGATTAACCGATTCCTTAGAGGAGCAACAGACCCTTGCTTAAGCAAGCGTCAAGTTGATGCCTTAATGACGGACACTTCGTCCTCCACTAAGGCTCGGTCTGATCGTCTCATTGAGATGCTAAAGACCGTCGACGGGATATTTCTGCAAAGATATCTTGCATATCCCGAAGAGGTGTGGACATGGGAAAGATTCGACATGTACACACTTGGGAATATCGCCCACCTAATCGGGGACGAGTTCCTTGACGGGGAAATGACCAAAAAGGCATTAACCGTCACTACTGCCTACTCGCAACTAAAAGCGACTAGGAAGTGGTTCAAGATGCACTCACACAGAGGCACCTTGGACAAAGCACTGGAGGATCTCTCCGAGATTCCTCACTGGTGCAGGCAGTTCGTACGCGTCTGGCGACGGTACAACTGCTCGACAGGCCCCCGGCGAGTGTATATCGCCGGTATACTGTCACAGACAAGGGGTTGTGGAACTCCACCACCGCTTGTCCTTCTTCAGTCCAAAGTGACGTTTCTTAACACTATTGGACGGAAGCCCCCTCCGGAGCCAGCTAGTGCTGGTGCAATCCGTAGGGCAGTTCTCCAGAGAGTTCTAAATGAACTCCCCGGGGAAGCATTCACTGGGCTCGCTACTAAGGCGAGGATTACAGTGAGTACCTCTTCCTCTTGGGAAAAGACCCGAAGAGAAGGAGGAACGATAGAGGCGGCACGAGAAATACTCGCGTCTCTACCGGTCGGTGAATCGGTACCCGTAAGGGACCTAGACACCGGTGAGGTCGAGGTCTATAAACAAGTAGACTCATTCGACTCCACCGGAGAAGTGGTATTCTGGCTAGCGCTAGACCACGTTCTCCGTACACCACCGCGTCTGCTTAAGCAGGCGTTCCTTACGGTGGTGAAAGAGCCAGGTAAAGCGAGAAGCGTTACCAAGGCTCGTGCTTGTCTCAAGATCGTCCTCGATCTTGTTAACAAGATTGTTGCGAGGCCTCTGGAAAAGGGGCTCCGCAGCAGCGCATCCGGGATGGGCAAGGCCAATCACGGGTGGAATCTCTTTTGTCGTCTGATGTCAGACGACCTAAGGGACATGGTTTTCAACGTGGAATCCCGCGAAGAAAACCCTTATGAAGGCTACGTCGAGAGGACGGACACCTTCAGCGACCTCTACATAGTCAGTACCGACTATAAAGAGGCGACCGACCGCGAGCGCCATGAAGTGGCTCGCGACCTGGGGCAGGCCTGGATGCTGAAATGCGGCATTCCACGCCTGTTACGGGCTATCGTAAGCAAAACGTGCTTCGAACCCCGTGAGGTCTTCTTTTACGCAACTGGCGTACTAGGAGACATCGGCACACGTCGTCCCGATATGGGGATGAATATCAACAGTGTGCTCTTGCAGGTGGGCATCCTTATGGGTGATCCACTTACAAAGGTCGTACTACACCTGACTAATGTTGTAGCACGACGCAGTGCAGAATTACTCCACTCCGGAGAATTCTACAATGACTTTTCAAACGGCGGAGAGTCGTATGAAAAGTTCGTAACCACTTTAGAGGAAAACCTAAAGTAGGCTACGACATTCCCAGGGAGCCCGGACGGGCTCCACTGGGTGCAACATAGCGCCCCCCTCGGGGGAGCAACTACG